CTCGCCGTAGTACGTCCACGAAACGTATTCCAGAGTCTCCTTGGGCATCCCGCCGGTGTATGCCTGAGCGTATTCCAGGTCATACAGATTCAGTTTTCCCGTAGCAAACTCAAGAGCCGTCATACCGTGTGCACCTCAAGCCACGACTTCACGCCGTAAGCGGCGTAATTCGTGTGGTTCGCATCCATGCTGAGCGATGCTTTCTGCTCATCGTAAGCATCCTTCAGGTTGGTGTACTCGTCCGTCTCGCCGAAGTTGGCTTTGACATAGGTGCAGACAGCCTGGATGACCTTGGGCGACTCAGTGGATGCCGTCGCGTCCGTGACGCCCGCAGATCTCAGGTCCTCAAGGGCCGCGTTCATCAGCTGTGTCAGCTGAGTATCGAAGGTATTCGTATAATCGCGGGCCACCGCTGCTTTGACCGTATCTAAAAGCGCCATTTCATACCTCACTTGGTCTTGTTTTTCTTTTCCGCCGGCTCCTTGACCGCCTGACGGACGGTCTTGACCTCGACCGCAAGCCCCGCGCGCACATATTGCGCCGCCACGGAGTCAACCAGTTCAAGTTCTGTCCCGGCGGGCATCATCACGCGGGCCGGTGCGACTAATTTGATCTTCATTTCAGTCCCCTTTCCTGCGCTTCAAATGCTTCAAAGTGCGATCGCGTCACTACATAAGTGCCTACATGGCCCATGGTCAGCGCCGGATCACACCAAATGTCGTACCCGCACTGCCGGGCTCGCCAGCAGAACGAGATATCTTCCCCCATTCCCTCCAAGGGGTCGAACATTCGACCGTTATAGCGGCTGGAGACGGACATCAGCACGTCCGTTCCCATCAGAACGCCCGCAAAACCGCAGCCCCCGACCTGAAAACGCTCTTCAGGAATGCTTAAGAACTGCGTGAAACTGCATTTGCCGCTTTTCTCGTACCACTCCAGCTTGTCATAGATGCATGGTGTGTACGGCGGCTTGCGTCTGAAGCACAATGCTGTGAGAAAATCAATGTCGCGCTCCTTGCGGACAGCGGTCATGCGCTCCAGAAAGTCCGGAGTGAAGACCATGTCGCTGTCTAACCAAAGGACCTGGTCGGCCTCTGCTTTAATCGCCGCCTGTGCCAAGTTATTCCGCGCGGCATAAACCAGAGAACCGACCTCGATCCCGACGACCGTGTCCTCAGCCCGCCTGAGCATGGCCAGCGACTGCATGAACAGCGCCGGCACCTGCTCCAGACAGGGAATTGCTATAAAGGTTTTCATGTTCGGCTCCTCAAATCGGTGGTAATGGTGGTTAGTGTTTGATCATGCAGAACGCGTTCGGGGCGACGATGCCAAGACCGACATATTCGCGGCCAAGGATGCGGACGAGATCGTATTCCATCTTCGTCTTGTCGTCGAACTTGATCTGGATCTCTTCGCCGTTCGGGAAGTTCGCCTGCGCGCCCTGACCGAAGTCACCGACGATCGCGTAGCAAACACCAGTCGTGGCAGCGGAGAACGCGGACAGACTGTCGTTGAAGACAACGGGCAGACCTTCGAACGGATCGTAGTTGTAGCCATTGGCGGCCTGAGCGGCTTTGAAAGCGCCCCAGGTGGCCTTGTTCATGACGACGACCGGATTCGTGGCTTCGTCGCTCAGCTGAGCCATCGCTTCGGCCACCAGACCGACGGTGATGGTCGTGGCGGTGATGCTGTTCTGTCCCGGATGGTTGTCAGAACCGCCAGTCGTGCAGGCGATAACAGCAGCGACAAGCTTGTCGGCGGCCTTCTTCGCGATCCTGTAGGTCAGTTCATCGTAGATGTAGTCCAGGAACTCTTCGCCCTTCATGTCGTAGACTTCATCAGAGATGGAGATCCACTTCTTGATGGACTCGGGGATCAGGTTGGTCACGCCAAGGACCAGAGACTCTTCGGTCGTGATGGTGTTGGCGGACTCGGTGTGCACATAGGCACCATCGGCGGACTTCTCCCAGCCGATCTTCAGGTTGCCCTTGAGATAGGTCTTGCGGACCAGGCTCATGAGACCGTCTTTGTTCCAAGCGGTGCGGACAGCGTTCTCGGCATATTCCGCAACCGGGACAGTACCGGACACGTTCTCGGTCAGGAGAGCGCGGCACTCTTTGTCGTCGCCGGTCTTGATGTACTCGGCATAAGCCATGTTGTACTCATGGGACTTTCTAACTTCCATGTTAGTCATTTTTTCACACTCCTTGTGTTCTTCTTTGTCTTCGCCGAGCTCGCCCTTCGCGATCTTCTCGGCCTGATGCGCACGCTCTTCGGCTTCCGCACGGATAACAGCCTTACGTTCTTCCATCTGCCGGACCTCTTCGGTCAGGGCATCCAGATCGGCGTCCTTAGACTCAAGCTCGTTGCGGATTTCCGCTGCGCGTGTCTCGATGTCGGTGATGGTCATGTTCTTGATATCCATTACTCGACCTCCAGTTTGCGTAATCTATCGAGCAGGTCTGCCTTCTTCTCTTCGCGTACCCTCGCAGCCTCCGCTGCTTCTTTCGCTGCCTCCGCAGCGCGATGCTCGGCCTCCGCCTGAGCAACGTACCAGGAACGCGCAGCCACTGAAGTCTGCTCGTATGCCGGGAAATTGACCAGGCTGACGTCAAAGAGCCGGTCGATCTCCAGGATGGTCCTTGTGTGCGTGTTCTCGTCGTAGAAATCTCTCGCGACGGTGAACGCGAAACTCATTTTGTCCAGTAGCCCGTTCTGGACAGCCTCATAGGCGTCACGGGACGCGCGGGACTTGGACATGTCCGCCGTAACGTTCAGACCTTCGTCCGTCAGTTCCAGCTGGAGCGTGTTGTTCCGCGTTCTCGCAAGCGCCTGTCCCTCGTGGTTCATGTTCAGGATGACGTCGTCCAGTTTCGCGGAAGCAAATGCCTCGCGGTCGACCTGCTCCATGTACTGGGTGCCGTCCTCGTCTTCGTACATGACCTCGGGAGAATTGAAAACGACAGCGCGTCCTTCCAGGATCATGCTGTCGTCGGGCTCGTTTTCGGTTTTCTGCCGGAGCTCGAAGCTCCTGTACTCACGCGTGTCAGTTGAGATCACTTTCTTCTCCTTCTGCCGGTTCTTCTTCCGGCTCGTCATCATTTATCTTGTCCGCTGCGTTGTAGTATTCGCCACGGATGATGCGCTCGTCTCCGCCTTCGACCGGCGCCAGGTTCCAGATCGCCCGGACTTCGTTCAGCGTCATGACGCCGCGGTCCAGCATGGTCGCCGAAACGTTCAGCTTGTCTGTCGTGCTCAGGTATTGCAGACGGTTCGCGGTCCAGTAGAACGCGTTGCCGTTCGACTGCTCCATCGGCGTGAAGGTCATGCGCGTCATGACTTCCGCTAACTGGATGGAGAACGGTTCGACCGCTCCCTCGTAGAAGCCGGCCCACGCGTCTCCAGTCGCCTTGTTCTGCAGGACTTCCTCGTTGACGCCGAAATAGTTGAACACGTTGTCGCGGATCAGCTTCAGCTGTTCGGTGTCAACCTCATAGGACTGCTGTGTGACTTGCTGGATGTCCGTATAGGTGTTCGGCAACAGCAACAGCCGGCCTTCGCCGTTCTGGAAGTTCTCGCGGTCGAAGCGCTGACGCTCTTTCGCCAGATCGTCGGGCTTCGTGAAGTTCGTGACGCGTGCCAGCAAACGGTAATAGCTCGAGTTCTTCGCGCTCTCCTCGATGCCCTGCCGCTGGATCTCGATCAGTTCCATCGTGTCATCCAGTGCGTCGTTCTTCTCGCCGAACAGATCGTTCTTGTACTGGAACTTTGTCAGGATGCCGACCCGGCTAAGTTCGATGGCGGCATGCTCTCCGTTGAAGAACGTGAACCTGATCCACACTTCGTTCTCGGGACCGACCGTCACCAGCTTCCAGTCGCGCGCGCAGACGGAATGGAAACCGATCTGGCGGTTGTACTGGTCCAGCACCGGAACGATGAAGCAATTGTTCCGCATTTCCAGAATGGTCATCGTCCTGTATAAGAACTGCGACCACGTCTGCCATTCGTTCGGGGCGTGCTTGATACGCGTCCTAAGGAATTGCTGCGCCTCGCCGTTCATGACCATCTCAAGCTTGGAGGCGTGCCGGGCCTTCGCGTCGATCGCGGACCGCACCAGTTCGCTCTCGTACAGTTCGCCGCCCCAGGATGTGAAGACGGGCCTGTAACCATCCAGCAGACGGAACACGTCGCTCCGCTTCAGCTCGTCGTCCGCCCTTGTTTTTCGTCCAAAGATTTTTTCCAAAAGACCCATGTGTTAGTCCTCGTTCTTCAGCTGCTCGCCGATCTCCGCGTACCACTTCTGCCGGACGCACATCGCGTCAAGAAACGCGGCCATTCCGTCAATTCTCTGTGTCTGCGAGATCTTCACGAGCCGCTTCCTGTTTGTTTCATTGTTCTGCTTCAGCGCAGCGTTCAGTAAATGTATCTTCAGCAGGTCGTTGTCTCCGCAGTTGAACCGCCCCTCGCGGATCATGCCGTCCAGCTCGTTGATGACCGGCGTTAAGTTCTCGCCCTGGTAAACATCGTCCATGTTGAAGCCGTACGCCGATAGATCTTGCACAAGATACTGTGCGGAATATCGGTCATACCCTATTTTCAAGGGGTATATGCGATATATCTCAACCAGATCAGTGAACCATTTCTCGACATCCTTATAGTCGACGAAGCCCTCACCTGATGTACTCAAGTATCCGCGCTGGATGAACGCACGGTACGGCACTCCGTCCCGGGCCGTGGCTTCTTCCACTTTCTCTTCCGGCATCCAGAAGTGCGCGAACACGTTCTGCTTGCCGTCCTTTTCGATTATCAGAACCGCTGCCGTCAAGTCTGTGGTCTGGCTAAGGTCGATTCCGGCGACCGCGTAGCATTCCCGAAAAGCGTCCATTTTTAGGGACTCCCCGGTGAAGTTCTTCGCCACGTCCTGAGTGTTTAACCAGGCACATGAACTGTTTTGTTTTATGCAACAGTATTTGCAAAGGAACTCGCTCTTCTTTGAAAGCGACTGTTCCGCGACCGAGATCTCGTTCTGGATGTACGCGTGCGAGACCGACTTCCCCAGCTGCGGCATGGATTTATGCAGCTCGTTCAGATCGTTCCACTTTTCCGGATCGTCTATCATGTAGATGACCGGCAGCAGATGCTTCTCGCCCGAGTCGCCCAGCAGAAACCGCGTCGAACGCTTCATCAGCTCGTCATAGATGCCGTCGTTCTCGTAGCCGGATGTGGTCATGCTGAGCAGAACGGCTTCGCCATCGCGCGCGCCCATGCCGGACTTCATGACCTCGTACATTTTCAGCCCGCGCTCGCCCGGCCACGCCGCAACCTCGTCGCACAGGCACAGACTCGGGTTGAAGCCGTCCGCCGTTTTCGCCTGGAAGGCGACCTTCTTCATCGTGGTGTTCGTTCCGGCAACCACGATCCCGGAGACGCGCTTCTTCGGCAGGGCGCTGTCGTCGCCGATCTTCTTGTTGTGAATGTCACGCTCTTCGCTCTGCTCTTTCAGCGCCTGGTACTCAGGATCGAGCGTGACCATTTGCCAGGTGGTGTCATATACGATGTTAGCCTGGTCAAGTTTCGGCGCGACACAGTAGATCTCTGATCCGTAACCGCCGTTTCTAAGTTCATAGTTGGCAATGGCAGAGGCCAACAGACTCTTGCCGTCCTTACGGCCGATCACTAATAGTGCTTCCCAGAACTGGCGCTTGTGATTTTCGTCCTCGATTCCGTATAAAGCTGAAATAAAGGCCTTCTGCCACAGTTCTAATTTCAAATTGCGCGGCGCGAGCGGTCCTTTAACGTGATAGCAGTGCGATTCTATCCATTTGATGACCGCGTTTGCCTTTTTGGCGTTGTAAAAAAAGAGACCCGAGTCGAGTCCCTTTACCAAGTATTCATAAATCAGCCTTGTCCAGCTGCCGACGAGCTCAGAACCGTCGCATATTTTCTGCCAGTAGGATAAGATCCAGTTCATTCATGTTCACTCCGCCAGATCCGCGCCGGCTCCGGCCGGAACACAAAAAGTGGCCTTTTCGCTCTCGCATTTCGTTAGAAGAAGC